GAGAATTTAATCCATAATTCAATAAAGCCTTATCACCAGGATCAATTATATTTCCATCTTCATTTAAAAATGGATGAAGTTTTGCAGGTAATGTGGTTACAACATCCCATGGTTTAGGTAATTTTCCATGTAACTTAGATTTACAAATTTCAGATTTAGAAACAGTATTTGGAGCCCAACCATTAATAATAGAAGCTTGTGGAACTAAGATATCGGGTCTTTCATCAATAGGGATGTCCTGAACAAAATCAGGAACTTCTTCAGAAAGAAAATGATATTCATTATAGACTATTCCCGAATCACTAAACATTTCATCCATCAATTCAGATGGAATGATATTAGCGTAACCAGTACCTTGACCTCCAGCAACATGCATACCCAACAAACATCGATTCTCAAATTTGGTAGTATTAACAAATAATAGAGAACCACAATCACCATTATCAACTTCAGCAGTATATTCAACAACCTCGGGATATCTAAATAGTTGATCATCCCATTGACCTTCAATTGGTACTGGTTCATCATTAAAATGACCAACCGTTTGAACATTTCGAATAATTAAATTATCTTTTTCAATATCTATATAAGAAGTCCCAAATAAAGAACATTTAAAACCACCTGTTCTTCGTAAAGTTTTAATATCATCGTTCTTCAACATATACCTATAAGCTCCAACGCTATTCGGATTAGCAACGGGAATATTTACCAAACAAGAATCTCTATTAGCAGCAGTTGTCGTGGTCCTAAAATTCATCATGAAATCCGTTAAAAACATTTTATGTATAACATTTTTATTAATAGACATCATAATAACATAGGCTCCATCTCCAGTCTTCTTTTGGGTAACTTTTTCCATCATATAAATATAATGTAAAGGCATCCAAAAAACAGAACTTTTCATATTAATCATGTGACCAAGCCTAGTCATAAGATTATCATTATTTGGAGTAACTATAAACGCCACAAAGAAGTACTTGTTCATAATTGACTTTGTGATATCGTTGAGATTATCTCTACCTAAATTAAGAAGACTATTTTTAATTTTGGGCATAGCAGTTATTTGCATATCCTCAATCTTATACGAATGAGTTCGGAATTGAACTTCAGTTTTGCTTGACAATGTAGTATGTTTCTGTTCATTTTTCGGTCTAAACACATCTCTTTTCATCATACGATTACTATCAACTGATTGGAACATAAAGGGTTTTATAATACCAGTGAAC